ACGAAGGTGCTGGCCCGTCAGAAACTGGCATTATTTCCAGTTATGTCAATTTGGATGTAAACAAGTTCGCGGGAATGCAACGCTACTCGGTAGAAATTTTAGAGAGAAGTTCCCCAGACTTTTTCCAGGCAATGGTTGACAACATGACTCGTGCCTACAACAAGGCAACTGATTCAGCAGTTATTGCAGCCCTAACCGCAGGTGGAACACAGGCAACTGCACAAGATGCTGATTCTGATGGAATCATCGGATTCGTATCATCCCAAGCCCCAGCTGCTTACCTAGCAACAGGTGAACTAGCAAGCGCATACATCGCTGGCACATCCCAGTGGTCATTGCTAATGGGTGCAACCGATACAACTGGTCGCCCAATTTACAACGCATACAACCCACAGAACAATGGCGGAGTCGCTGGCCCACAGAGCCTACGCGGCAACGTACTTGGACTTGATCTATACGTTGATCCAAACGTAGTATCCACAACGATTGACGAGTCAGCATTTATTGTTACTCCATCAGCCGTAGCAATCTACGAAAGCCCGATCCTACGCATGTCAACAAACGTAGTGACATCAGGCGAAATCGAAACCATGCTTTACGGTTACTTGGCCGTTGGCGTTTTGGTTGCTGGTGGCGTACGCCGCTTTAACTTGACCTAAATCAAGTTAGTTAGAAGTGTGGGAGGTGCGGCCCTGTGCCTCCCACACACTTACACAATAGGAGGATGAAATGGCACTGATTACACTAAGCGAACTCAAAAGCGTTTTAGGTATCGGCGACATTTATGCTGACCCTATTGTCCAGGCAGTTGCTGACAGTGCCGAGAACATAATCTTGTCGTACCTAATCTTTGACGACGTGGCTATTAACGCCGTATCACTTACAAGCAATGTGGCCCGATTCTATTGCTATGAGAATACGTTTGTGGTCGGTCAGGCTTTGACCGTCACCAACTGTGGCTCACCGTTCAATGGCTCACGGACAGTGACCAAAGAGGGCGTGGATGAGTACGGCGTGACATTCTTTGAAGCTGCAATTACAAACGCAGACATCACAAAGCGCAAGGTCATTCCAAATGGCCGAGCCGTATTGACCAGTCAAGCCGCGTTATACGACACGACCCCAGAAGTGCGAGAGGCTGCCTTGGCGGTTGCTTGCGACATTTGGATCACTCGCACAGGAACCCTTGGCCAGCAGGGTGTGGACTTTCAAAGCCCTGCACCGTACCGCCTAGGGCGTTCTATGCTAACCCGAGTTTCAGGCCTATTGGGCAAGCACCTAGATACCAGGGGATACCTTGGCTGATCTAGCAACTTACCGCGAAGCACTCGCCGCAACTTTAAGAGCTGCCGGGCGAGTAGTTTATGCGTACCCAAATGAGAACATAACCCCACCAGCCATTGTGCTTGTGCCGGGATCGCCTTACATTACCGTGAGCGCAATCGGTGGGGCGCGTTGCAATGTGCGCTTTGACATCACAGTGATCGTCAACGCAGCTGACAATCAAGCAGCCTTGAAAAATCTAGAGACCTTAATTTTTTCAGTAACCGACCTACTAGCCAACAACATTTCGTTGCTGGGCGGATGGTCGCAACCAACAGTTACGCAAATCGGAAACGCCGATATGCTTATCAGCCAACTCAACATCGAGATGGTCACAACCAACTAGGAAAGGCAAGTCATGCCAGCAACATACATAACTGGTCGGAATCTGACACTGACCATTAACTCGGTGTCATACGCTGATCAAGCAAGCACAGTCACACTTGAAATGGAAAACAACCAGCAAGTGCTTGAAGTTTTAGCAGGTCGCGCATACAAGACCGTTGATAAGACCGCCACACTAAACGTGGAACTATACCTTGACGACACAGCAAGCCCAGGTATTATCTCGGCACTATGGGATGCCGCTTTGGCCTCACCAGATACCGCCCTTACATTCTCGTTTGATGTAAACGGCGACACATTTGCTGGCAAAGTATTCCCAGTATTTCCAACCGTTGGTGGCGCGGCCACTGACGTATTAACCACCAGCCTCAGCTTTGTTGTTGAGGATGGCGCAGTAACTCGCACTTAACGAATAGAACAGGGCAACCTTTATGAAATACGAAATCAAAACAAAACAGGGCAATAACTACATAGTGAGTGATGATGAAGCCTGGCTGTGGATCGAGATCGAACGCGAACTCGGGTACACAGTCCAGGAAGCAGCTGAAAAGTTGGCAAAAGGCTCGCTGGATGTGATCACCTGCATGCTTTACAAGGCAGCGAAAGCAGAAAGCAAAACCCAAATGCCCAACCAGAAAGCATGGGTTATCAACGAGTTCGACTCGTTCGAGGTGGTTGAGGAAAGCCCAAAAGAAAGTTAAGGGATGATCTGGTGCGGATAGCCGTTACAACTGGGATTCCTTTATCGGACTTAATTCATTGGTCACTCCAAGACATCCAGACAGCAATGTCACTAATTAGGGAAAGGAACGGGCACAATGGCTGACACTAGACAAACCATCCGATTCCAGCCTGACCTTAAAGACTTGCGCGGATTGCTTAAAGCACTTAACAAAATGGATGATGACAGCAAGAAAGCATTGAAAGATGATGTGGCTGCCATTAGTTCATGGACTGCTGGTGGCATCAGAATGGCAGCTTACATTGGCGCACCAATGCCTAGGCAGACTGCAATCATTGCTCAAACCGTAAGAGCCAACAAAGACCGCATTCCAAATGTAACTATTGGTGGATCGCGTGGCAGGGCATCAGGTGGCGCGAATGCTGGCATTTTGCTATTTGGCAACGAGTTTGGATCTGATCGCAACACCTTCGGATCGGCTGGCAACTTTCCAAATGGCGGTTACAAGTTCCCGGCACGCACGCCGCGTGAGGGTAGAGGCAATCGAGGTTATTGGATTTTTCCTACTTTAAAGGCAATGCAACCAGAGATCACTCGCCGTTGGAAAGCAGCTGTGGGCGAAGTTTACGAGAATTGGACACGCACAAATGGCTGACGTTAGGACAATGAAACTCAATCTGCTCGCAGATGTTTCCAACTTTTCAACTGGCATAAACACCGCTGACACCGAGGCCAAAGGCCTATCGGGCAAAATGGAAAAATACGGCAAACGGATGGCTGCCGCTTTTGCAGTTGCCGCAGCTGCCGCAGGTGCGATGGCAGTAAAGATTGGCTTGGAAAGCGTAAAGGCCGCTAGTGATTTAAATGAGGAAATAAACAAAACCGAAGTTGTCTTTGGTGATACAGCCAAAGAGATCAAAGATTTTGCCAAAACCGCTGATCGCGCTTTGGGTTTAACTAATAAATCAGCCTTGCAAGCCGCCTCGACTTTTGCAATTTTAGGCAAAAACGCTGGATTGACTGGGACTGAGTTATCTAAGTTTTCCAAAGATTCGACAAAAATTGCAGCCGATCTTGGCAGTTTTTTCAATACCAGCACCGAGGACGCAGTTCTTGCTATTGGTTCAGCATTGCGAGGTGAAGCAGAACCAATCAGACGATACGGTGTTTTGATTTCAGCTGCATCATTAGAACAAGCGGCATTTAATTTTGAAACTAGAACTGGTACAGAATTAGCAAGAGATGCCAAAAATCAATTAACTGAACAGTCAAAAGTTTTGGCCCGTTACCAAGCAATCTTGGATCAGACAACTGATGCACAGGGGGATTTTGGTCGAACATCAGACGGCTTGGCAAATAGTCAAAAGATTTTGGCAGCGCAACTTGAAAACCTTAAAGCCACAATGGGAACGAGTCTTTTGCCAGTTGCAAAAGAGGTTATTACGCAACTTAACTTTATGGCAGCGGCTTTTGGTGGCAAAGACCCCGAGGGATTAAGCGAACGTGCAAGAGAATTAGCTGGTGCTTATGATGGTCAAGGCGGAGGTGCTTACAATTTAGTTTTGGCTATCAAAAATGTTGGCGATTCATTCAGCCGAATGTTTGACAGTATGTCTGGACCAAATGCCACAGAGGCAGGAACAGCATTACAAAACATTGCTAATGCCATCAATGGTATTGCAAATGCCTTTGACAAATTAGGAACAGCCTACGGAAAAGTAAAGCCCGTTCTTGACAAGTTCCCAGCCAGCATTATTAGAAATAGGTTTTGGGATTTTGTTTTTTCAAGTGCCCAAAGCGATGTAAGTCGCGCAGCTGGTGGGCCAGTCATGGCAAATCAAGTGGCTCGGGTTGGTGAATTTGGTCCAGAATTATTTGTCCCAAATGGCGTATCCGGCTCGATCCGTAAAGATAACGGCGCAGGATCAGGGAACACATTTATTTTTAACGGTGTAATCGATGGTGAGTCTGCTCGCCGATCAATCGAGAAGCTGCTGCAAGATAGCGCAAGGCGCACAGGCGCGGTCAACTTTGTCGGGGCAACATTGTGACCGTATACACGCCATACCCAAAAGTGATCTTTGCTGGCGTGAATGAGTATGCAGACAACACAATCAGCAACATCTCAATAAGCCTTGGCCGCCGCGACATCTACGAGCAAGCCCTGGTGGGCATTGCCAATGTGAGTCTGTGGACTGATGCAGATACCGCGCTAAATGTAAACCTATCCGATAGCATTCAGATTCAGATTAAAGATACTGACGACGTTTATCAAACCATTTACACAGGTACGATCTCCGATATTGACATAGGACTGGATGCCTACGGCGAGATAGGATCTGTGGCACGTTACAGCATCACAGCCGTTGGCCCACTAGCAATCCTTAATCGCTTTACAACTGGCGGCGATGGATTCGCCAAAGAGTTTGACGGCACACGGGTATTGAACATTCTCTCGGATGCATTTCTAGAAAATTGGGATGAGGTTGTGCCAACCTTAACTTGGTCAGCTGTGAGCAGTCTTGCCACATGGGACAACTGGGGCGGTGCTAACCAAACTTTGGTTGACAATCTGATCGCTGACATTGATACGCCCGGCACATACGAATTGACCGCCTACAGCGATGGCGTTGCCAATGCCCTGACACTAGCCCAACAGGCCGCCCAGTCTGGCCGAGGATTCTTGTATGAAGCACCTAACGGCGAGATCCATTATGACTCATACACAAGCCGAGCGAGCCTGACACCCCTTACCCTTACTGATGATGACTTATTGGCCGTAGGACTGCGACAAGCCGCCCAGTGGTCAGAGATCGTCAATGACGTGACCTTGACCTACAAGAACAACCAAGAAAAGTATGCCGCTGATTACACCAGTCAACAATCCTTTGGCGAACTATCAGGAACTAGAGCAACGCAACTAGAAAACGGCAGTGACGCTCAAAGTCAGGCTGATGCATTCTTGGAAAGTCGAGCATTCCCACGCACATATCCAGAGGAACTTACGATTCCATTGCATAGCCCTACGGTTAGCGATGCCACCCGGGATGCACTGATCTTGATGCACGTTGGATCAGCTGTGTACACCCAAGATTTGCCAGCAGTATTTGGTGGCACTTTTGATGGTTTTGTTGAGGGCATTAAGTGGAATCTTGACCGCTACACAGCAACAATGATTTTGATTTGCTCGGCAATTTCCGAGACATACCCAAGCCAAGTTTGGCTGCAAATCGCGCCAACCGTAACGTGGGCAGGGTATACTCCAACTACGACAGAATGGCAGGATTTATAACATGGCAACAACCACACCTAATTACGGCTGGCCAGTACCAACCAGCACTGATTACGTCAAGGATGGCGCAACAGCCATTGAGGCATTGGGCGATGCTATCGATGCGACTGTGTTTGGTTTACCAAAGGGCGGATTAACTTACATTACTGGCGCATCATTTACAACGGCGACGAGTGTTTCATTGCCAAATGATACGTTCACATCTGCATATCGTAATTACAAAATGATTTTAACAATTTCAGCCGTAACGTCTGACGCAGATTTCACAGTAAGATTGCGCGCTGCTGGTAGCGATAACAGCACTAGTGCTTACACCTCAACCTTAGACGGCGTAACCAATACTGGTAGTTTTACTGCTCTTGTTGCTAATGCAGCATCTCATTTTTTTGCAGGTGAACAGGATGCAACTGATGTCCGCTACTCATGGGATTTTGATATTTTACAACCAAAAGTTGCAGAGAAAACTTTCATTTCCGGTGCTCTTATTTATGTAAACAAAGCAAACACAGCAACTATCTCCGTTGGTGGACAATCCGTTTTTAATGCTACGACACAATTTGACAGCCTATCTTTTATTAGTTCGGTTGCGTCAAGCATCACAGGAACGTATCGAGTTTATGGATATTCAGAGAGTTAGGCGATCATGACAAACCCACTTATTCAAATTGGCGACCAAGTTCGCGAAATGAACGACGATGAATTTGCTCAATGGCAAATTGATAACGCTGAAATTGCAACGCGACAAGCCGAAGCCGACGCAAAGTCATCAGCACGCGCCAGCGCATTAGCAAAACTTGCAGACCTAGGACTTACCGCCGAGGAAATTGAAGCACTTTAACAATCATCACAGGGCCATGACACGAAAGGGCAACTCATGGCCTTACCAATTAAGAATGGCAAAATAACAACTGCCTACAAAAAGCCAGGCAAGATGTGGTCAAAGGGCTACCACACAGGCGTTGACTTTGCAGTACCCACCGGCACGCCAGTCCTAGCAGTAGCTGACGGCAAAATCGAAAACGCAAACTGGGGCAAATCCTATGGGAACCAAGTTGTGCAAAAGGTTGATGGTGGCTGGGTTATCTATGCACACCTAAACAAGGTCAGAGTCAAGCCAGGTGCGATGGTGACAAAGGGCCAGATCATTGGTGAGTCCGGCAACACAGGAAACTCATCAGGCCCACACTTGCATTTTGAAATGCGCGACAACATCCGTTGGTCAGCAGGTAAAGACATCGACCCGAAAGCGATCTTGGCATCATGACAAAATACAAAACATTTTTTGTGCGCGTAGTTGCGCTTATTGCATACGAGGGCCTAGCCACTTTTGGCTTATCGGCTGGCGTTGGCATCGAACCAATTAAGGGCGCATTGATGGCAGCACTATTGCCATTGGTTGTCGTCTTGCGCGAAACGGCAAAGAACCTAATCGATGACGGCAAATTGACCCAAGCCGAAATGGATGAAGTTATTACAACAGCGGCCAAAAAGAAGCGATGAGACTTGGCCCAGTGATGGGCATGGTTGTTGTGTTGTCCTTGTTGCTGGCTGTGCCAGTGGTTGCCGTTGACCGTCAGCCCTACGCCGTAGCAGCTGCAAAGACCTCGGGCCTATGCAAAAACACAGACCCACAGTCCTACAAGTCCGCAAAGTGGACAACTTTTGCAGGGTGCGAGCCTTTGGCATTAGGTGGGGATCGCTCGTTATTCTTTGCCCAGTTGCGGTTGGTATGTGAAAAGCGGCCAAAGTATGTCAAGGTCAGACTTGCCAGGCTAACCCCTGATGGCATCAACAGCACTGGAACAAACACCTGGGTGATGGGTAAGAATGCGCCACTAAATTGGTCAGGCACCATGTATTGGGAATCAAAGACTAAGCATCCAATCGTTGCTCAATTCAAAGTTGTGGGCGGTAAATGTGTCAGCAATGAGAGGCAGTTCAAATGGTGGCAACCCTAAAGCCTTACCGAGTCGGCCTTGTCGGCTTGATCGTGGGTGCATCGATGTTGTTTAGCAGCTCAAACGCCTACGCCGAAACAGCGTTTACAACCGTGACTTGCCAGAACTTACAAGGCGAGCAGGTTCAACGTCAGATTGGCTGGGATAACTCGAACCAGTATTTTGCTGATAAGGGGAACATTCCCCAGCACTATTGTGAGGGTGGTTTCGCTGGCCCTTACACAATCTACATCGGTGACGATTTGCCAGCCGATAGTCCTTTGCGGTGGTACGCAGGTATTGCGCCAACGCCATCACCCACACCAGAGCCATCAACAACCATAGAGCCAACACCAATGCCAAGTCCCGTAGTTTCGCTTGAACCATCGCCTACACCAACTCTCGAACAAAGCCCAGAACCCACACCAGAGCCAACACAAATCCCAGAGCCTTTGCCAAGTCCAACACTTATCGAGCCAATCCCTGCGCCAGTAGAGCAACCAACGCAGCTGCCAACGCCCACACCAGAACCGACACAAACAGAATCACCAGAGCCAACGCCAGTGCCAGTTGTAGAAACACCCGAACCAACCGCCGAACCATTGCCTACTCCGATCCCGAGCATTGAGCCAACACCGACTCCAAGCCTAGATCCGCAAGAGGTCACTTTGGAAGTACCGACACAGCTTCTGGCCATCCCGGGCTTTGAGGAACTGGCCAAGAGCGTTGAGGCGATCATGAATATTGGCTCGGACATGACACCAGAGCAACGTGAGGAATCCCAAGCCGTTGTAATTAGTGCAGTCCTAGTTAGTCAAATAGCAACAAGCATAAGGAGAATAAAATGAGATGGCTACGGAAGTATGTGTCAGCAATAACGGCTGATACCTACACTTATGTAGGCCTACTCATTGCGTATTTCACCCTAGATGGATCAGCAAAAAAAGTTACAGGGTTACTGATTATCGTGGGAGTAGTGGTGTTTCTTGCAACACTGCCACTGCGCGATGACGACACGCCCGAGGAATAAGCCTGGCAAAATGTCAGGTATTGTCATACTATGTCACTAAGGAAAGAGGGCAGATGGAAAAGTATCTAACAGCCAAAGAAGCAGCTGACAAACTGCGGGTGAGCGAACGCACACTTATCAGGTGGGAAAAGTCAGGGGCATTAAAGCCAAAGCGCATTGGTGGCGTTAAGCGATACAAAGCCAGCGAACTCGACAAATAGAAAAGAGAAACAGGGCATGGGACTACTAGCATTACTAGGATTTGGATTATTTTTCATAGTCGGCATTCTTGTCGGTGTGGCGATAGAAAATAGTCATCAAGAACAAAAGCGCAAAGAGGCATCGATTAGATACTGGCGATGGGCGCACAGCGCAGAAAACATTGAGCAACAAATGGCAAAAGATGGATGGGCAATCTAATGGCAGGTTTTGACTTAGAGGCATACACAACAGTCCAAGAGCGCATCAAAGAATTTTATGGCAAGTATCCCGATGGGTCATTGCAATTTGAGTTTAAGGGAATCTTAGAGGGGTCGCCGTTGATGATGTGGGGCATCGCTTACGCATACCGCACACCAAATGACGAACGGCCCGGCATCGGCACAGCTGCCGAACTGATCGAGGGAAAGACACCTTACACTCGGGGGAGTGAATTGCAGAATCTAGAAACATCAGCATGGGGGCGTTGCCTAGCGGCTTTGGGACTGGGACTATCTAAAGGCATCGCATCCAAGCAAGAGCTGCAAGCAGCTAAGGATCGCCAAGCACCTGGGCCAGCAAAGCCAAAAGAGGTTGACCCTTGGGCATTAGCCGATGAGCCTGATTTGAATCGGCCAATATGCGCTCATGGCCCTATGGATCGCAAAACAGGGCTAAAGAAAGATGGCACACCTTACGCTGGCTGGATTTGTTGTGACAAAGGCGCATCGGTTAGGTGCGAGGCAATCTGGGATCGTTCCTAATGTGCGATCATGGTGAACC